CAAGAGTTCCCCGGACCAGCCCTCAACCCCAGCGAGATTCTGCGCATGCAGATCGGCTCAGCAATGAAGCGAGGCCAGCGGCGATGACCGAGCAGGAGCGCAAGCGTATACAAGAGTTGCTGCGGCTACACCAGCAAGACTCAACCGCGGAGATCAACCCGGTCGAGGTCAGCGAACCCAAGTCTACCCTCACCAATCCTGGGAATCATCCAGGTATGGAGGGGGAGTACCAAGCTCGTTTGCTGCGCCAGAAGCTCAAACTCGTGGCTGACCTGCTTCGAGACAAGTCTGACCACCCGCTCTAATGGCCATCACGCTTGACTACACGCCGCGAGCAGCCTTCCTCCCATTTCACAATAGGAAGGCTCGATTCGCCACATTAGTCTGCCACAGACGAGCCGGCAAGACAGTCGCGGTCATCAATGATCTCATCATCGGCGCGTTGGAGTGTCGCCTCCCGCGACCGCAACTGGCCTACATTGCCCCCAACTACGGACAGGCCAAGCGTATCGCTTGGGAGTATCTCAAGCAGTATGCCGCGCCGGTCATCGCCCAGACGCACGAGTCAGAACTGCGAGTAACCCTCAAGAACGAGGCCAAGATTTTCCTGCTAGGGGCTGAAAAGGCGGACAGTCTACGAGGCATGTACCTCGACGGGGCTGCGCTGGACGAGTACGCGCAAATACGGCCCACTGCGGTATCTCAAGTTATCCTCCCCTCCCTCAGCGACCGTCAAGGATGGGTCGTCTTCATGGGAACGCCCAAGGGCAAAAACCACTTCTACGACGCCTACAAGCGAGCCGAGCTAGACCCAGCTTGGTACTCGTTCATGCTCAGAGCCTCGACATCTGGAATCATACCCAAGTCGGAACTGGACATGATCAAGGCTCAGATGGACGACTCGGACTATCAACAAGAGTTCGAGTGTTCCTTTGAGGCTGCGCTCAAAGGAGCCATTTACGGGGTGGAGATGGACCGCTCGGAGCAAGAGGGGCGCATTGGCGAATACGCCCTTGATCCACATCTGCCGCTCGACGTCATCACTGACTTGGGGTATACTGACGATACAGTGCTGTGCTTCTTCCAGCAAGCCCCTGACGGTATTCTCATACATGAGGTATACTCCAATAACGAGCAAAGCTGGGATCACTACCTGGATCTCATGGAAGAGCACAATGTCCGAGACATATATCTTCCCCACGACGCAAGGGCGAAGAACCTTCAGACGGGGCGTAGTATCGTGGAGCAAACGATCAGACGGGGGTACAGACCTCGTATTGTCCCCGATCACAAACTACGCGACGGTATTGCGGCCACCCGCAAACTGCTCCCCTACACCTACTGGAATCTCCCACTCAGTAGCGGCGCCATAGAGGCCATGAAGTCGTACCGCAGAGAGTGGGACGACAAGCAGGGGTGCTATCGGGAGCGTCCTGTCCACGACTGGTCGTCGCACGTGGCTGACTGTATCCGCTATTTGGGCGTTATCTTCACGAATCTCCAGCCGCAACGGTCTCGCATCATCCTGCCGGGGCAAGATCGCCCAGCGCAAGGGGCGAACTACGCATTTACCCTTGACGATCTGTTTACGCACGCTAGGACCAATCCTGGCCTGTATCGGGAGCAATGATGAGCACTGACGTCCCTGATTCCTACGCCAAGATCGACGATCTGGAAGACATTACGCCGCATGCCCGTTGGCAGGCGGAGATTCAAGCGGCTGAGAAAGAGCAGGATAAGTGGAAGCGCAACGCTCGCCGCATCGTCAAGCAGTTCCGTGCCGAACGCGTGAACGCTTCGGGTGTCGACGTCAACTTCGACCGCAAGTTCAACCTCTTTGCGGCCAACGTCAACATTCTGCAGACCTCCCTGATGAACCAGGTTCCCCAACCTACGGTCAATCGGGAGTTCAAAGACCCGCAAGATGACGTCGGTCGGGTGGCGTGCGAGATTCTGGAGCGCGCCCTCTCCAGTCACAACAACCGCGGCTTCAAGATGGCGAATATCTTGAAGCAAATCGTCCAGGACATGCTCGTCCCCGGCGTGGGCGGTTCATGGCATACCTACTATGCCGACATCGAGACCAAGACTCAAGACCCTACCGAGGCTGAGTTGGAAGTCAACCCTGCCGCCGAGGCTCTGGAGTACGATGAGGTCATCGGGGAAGAGCTGCGCGATGAATACGTGTATTGGGAAGACCTGCTTTGGTCTCCCGCTCGTTGCTGGGAGGAGGTACGCTGGCTCGCCCGCAAGACCTACATGGATCGCAAGAAGCTGATCGAGCGATTCGGCAAGGAGAAGGGCAAGGAGGTGGCGCTCGACTACGCGCCCAAGAAGAACGAGAGCCAGGTTGAGATCAAGAACCCGGTCGTTCAGCAAGCTTGCATCTACGAAATCTGGGATAAGGAGAATGAGAAAGTTTACTGGTTCTCCAAGGGCTTCGACGACATTCTCGATGAGAAGGACGACTTCCTGGAGCTGGATGACTTCTTCCCTTGCCCCAAACCGCTGTTCTCCACGATCAGCAACGGGCAACTGATCCCCATTCCCGACTATGAGTACGCGAGAGATCAGTACAGAGAACTGAACGAGATCAATACGCGAGTTGCGCTACTCGTCCGAGCCTGCCGAGTGGCCGGCGTGTACGATAAAGCCAGCGGCGCGGTCACGAATGTCCTGTCGAACGCCACGGAGAACGTGCTCGTGCCGGTCGATCAGTGGGCGGCCTTCGCAGAGAAGGGTGGACTCAAAGGAGTGATGGATTTCCTCCCGCTCGATCAGATCGTACTCACTCTCGATCAATTGGTCAAGAACCGTGAGGACGTCAAGCAGCAAATCTACGAAGTCACAGGTATGAGCGACATCATTCGGGGAGCCAGTAAGGCGAGTGAGACCCTTGGAGCTCAGAAGATCAAGGCTCAGTACGCCTCTATGCGAATCCAGGAGCGCCAGAAGGGCGTGGTTGAGTACTGCTCAACGGCGTTCGACATCCAGATCCAACTGATGCGCAAGCACATGGACATCGCGGAGATTCAGAAACTCGCGCAGGTCCAGTTTATGGCGGAGGATCAGCAACTTGTGGAGCAAGCTCTCCAACTGATCAAGAACCCCGACTTCATCCTCCGTTGTCGCGTCGAGTCGGACACTCTCAGCGACATCGACTTCCAGGCCGAGAAGCAAGATCGTTTGGAGTACATGACGACGATCACGAACTACCTGAAAGAGACGATGCAGACCATTCAGAACGACCCGCTACTTGGGCCGTTCCTGATGCAACTGCTGCAGTTCTCCCTCGCTGGCTTCAAAATCGGCAAGAAGTTTGAGGGTGAATTGGATCGGACGTTCAACCAGATACAGCAGAAGCTCTCCCAGCCTCAGCAACCCAAGCCTAGCCCTGAAGAGCAGAAGGCCCAGGCTCAGATAGCCATGATGCAGCAAAAGGCTCAGGTGGACGCTCAAACTGGACAACAGAAGGCCCAAATGGAGCAGCAAATGGGTCAGCAAGAACTTCAACTGAAGCAGCAACTGGCTCAGTTGGAGCTTCTGGTTGAGCAGAAGAAGGCTGAGATGGAAATGGCTATCGAGCAGCAGAGAATGAACATGGAAAAGGCCAAGTTCCAGCAGCAGCTCCAACAAGACCAGATAAAGGGTCAGATGGATATGCGTAAGGCCCAAATGCAAGGGGCCATGCAAATGGAGCAAGCCGCTATGCAGGGGCAAATTGCCGAGCAGACCGGCGCGCAAAAGTTGAAGCAAAGCGACGCCACTCACAAGCAACAACTGAAGCAAGCGGCTGCGCAACCCAAACCTACGGGTAGAGTGCAGTGAGATACATACAAGATCCTGATACTGGGGAACTTATCCCTGCGGAGCAGTACGTCCCCCGACGGGCTCTCAACCCACACCACCAAATCCTGGGAGATCGGCACTATGATGGCCTCAAGGCTTCGGATGGTACGGACATCAGCACTCGCGCCAAGCATCGGGCGTACATGAAGGCTAACAACCTGACCACGATTGACGACTTTACCAAAACGTGGGCAAGGGAGGCGCAGAAACGCGATGAATACTTCCGAGAAGGAAAAGGTGGAGCGGTTCGGCGTGAAGACGTGGGTCGGGCGATTCATCAGTTGGAGTCTAATCGTAACAGGCGCGACCGTTAGCGCCTGTGCGCTAATCATAGGAGATCGCAATGAGATACAATTGGATCGTCGTATTGATCTTGACGCTACCGGCGTGCGCAACGACGGATCACTACATAGCGGTGATGGCCCAGACCGCTGCTTGGGAGAGGGTGGAGTTGGCCCGATTGGGCGCGAATGCGCGGAAATACGAAGCTCTGGCGGAAAGCGCCAGGGGCGGAAGTGACGTAGCGCGTGTTGCGGTAGCAATGTCGCTAGCTGCCCAAGGAGGGTACGGCGGCCACGTGAATCCTCTCCCCCCAATAGGAGACCCAGGTGAACAAGCATACAAGTGGGCTTCTATCATCTTCCCGACTGCAACTGCTATTACGTCAGGCTATTTCTCGTACAAGTTGGGAGCAGTGGCGTCCAATAACGCGGCGGCAACCTCGATCTCAGCTTACTCAGCATTGGGTGGAACTGCTAGTGCTGGATTCGCGTCCAACGCGGCCATTGCCGGATACATCCAAGCTCCCCAACCCAATATCACTACTACAACCTCCAATACCACAAACACCACTTCAACGCTTTCAGGAACTGGGGTATTGGGATCAGGATCATACGCCGTCCGCAATTGCAACGGCGGCAGTGCTGGTAACGTTGTTACAGGTAATCCTCTTGCTCCTGGCGGTAATTGCTAGATAATCAGGTTTCATACGAAAGTTTACCAAAACAATTAAAACCACTAGACTTCTACCCGAGAATCGGGTAGCATACCCCGGAGACTGAAAAATGAACGAAGCTGACCTTCTCGATGCGCCGACTACAACCGATGATGCTGGCGGAGAACAAGCACCTGCTCCTAGCCTTCGAGACTCCATCGAAGCGGCTGTCGAGGAGCACGCTCCTGCAACAGACGCATCAAGCGGGCAGACCCCGCAACCCAAGCCCGACGATCAGCAACCCGCAGTTGCTCCAGTCACTCCTCCAGTTACCGCTGATCAGCCTGTAACGCCGGAAGGCAAACCTGCTGCGCCGTTAGAGCTGAAGGCTCCCGCGCAGTGGAAACCTGCGGTGCGCGAGAAGTGGAATATGCTTCCCCGCGAGGTACAGGAAGAAGTCCTGCGGCGTGAGGCGGACAGCATGAGACTGATCGGCTCGGTCGGTCAGAAGATTCGGATGGCGGATGAGGTCTCGGGGCATATCCAGCCGTTCATGGACAAGTTGTCCGAAAATGGAGTCGCCCCGTCTGCCTTCTTGGGCGATATATTCTCCACAGTAAAGTCGCTTGCGCGAGGGAGTCCGCAAGAAAAGGCTGAAGTAGTGGCGAATATAGTTCAGTCCTACGGAATTGATTTGCGGACGTTGGATGCTGTTCTCACGAATCGGATTCAGCAACCCGCTGAAGTAACTGAAGCCCGTCGCCTTGCGGCTCGGGCGCAAGCAGTCCTCGATCAACAACGTAATAGCGTAACGCAACAATCGACTGTCGAGGCGGAGAAAACCATCGCCGCCTTTTCAGCCGACCCCAAGCATGAGTTCCTTGGAGAAGTACGGGAGCTGATGGCTGACCTGATTGAGTCGGGCAGGGTGCAAACTCTGGACGAAGCATACTCGGCGGCTATCTGGGCAAATTCCGATACTCGCAAGATCCTCCTTCAAAGAGAATCTGAGGCCCGCGTAGCTGCGAAGCACAATCGCGCAGGGGCCGCTCGCAGAGCGTCACTTTCCGTCGGCGGGGCACCTCGCATAGCAGGTGGACCACCTTCCCTCGGAGACAATATGTCCCTGCGCGAGACTATCGCGGCCGCAATTGATCAGCAAGACGCGGCTTAATCCCATTCCTTCAAGGAGAACCAAATGTCTTTTCCCAATCTGACCGACATCGTCGCCACGACGATCCAGGCCCGTACCCGCCAAATCGCGGACAACGTCACCAAGAACAACGCCCTCACGGCGTACCTCACCAAGCGCGGCAACCGCAAGCCATTCTCGGGCGGCAACACGATCCTCCAGGAAATCTCGTTCGCTGAGAACGCGAACGGCGGCTGGTACAGCGGGTATGACCTGCTCCCCGTCGCGGCGCAGGACGTGATCTCGGCTGCGGAATTCGCCATCAAGCAGCTCGCCTGCCCGGTCGTCATGTCCGGTCTGGAGCAACTGCAGAACGCTGGGCGTGAGCAGATGATCGACCTCATCGAGGGTCGCATCAACGTCGCGGAAAGCACGATGGCGAACCTGATGTCCCAGGGCGCGTACTCGGACGGCACGACCTACGGCGGCAAGACCCTCACCGGTCTGGACGCTGCGGTTGCGATTACTCCGACGAACACCTACGGCGGCATCGACCGGGGCACCTGGACGTTCTGGAAGAACAAGGTTCTCTCCGGCAACGCCGAGACCAGCGCGACGATCCAAGGCCGCATGAACACCCTCTGGGCCAGCCTCGTTCGCGGTGCGGACCAGCCCGACCTGATCGTGATGGACAACGTCATGTGGGGTCTGTACGTCGCCAGCCTGCAGAACATCCAGCGGTTCACTTCGCCGGAAACGGGCAACCTCGGCTTCACCACCTTGAAGTACATGGGCGCCGACGTGATCCTCGACGGTGGTATCGGCGGCTTCGCAACAACCAAGACGGCGTACTTCCTCAACACGAAGTACATCTTCCTGCGCCCGCACTCGGCGCGGGATATGGTTCCCCTGTCGCCCAACCGCCGCTACGCGATCAACCAGGACGCTGAAGTCCAGATTCTGGCGTGGGCGGGCAACCTGACCTCCAGCGGCCCGCAGTTCCAAGGCCGGTTCATCTCGACCTGATCTTCGGGGAGTACCTTTCCCCAAGGCTTCGGCCTTGGGGCTTTTGGGGAGGGAAGATGAACCTTAACGGCAATAGCGCAGCGGCTCCGGCCAGTCCTCTGGGTACAATGACCCCAGGGATTGGCTTCGCGCTTGCTCCCGTTCAGGATACTGGCAACGTCCCAGTACAAGCGGCCTATGGGGGCAATCGCCTATCGTCTCCATTCAACGTCGGTACTCTCACCGCAACTTGGACGAAGGTCGCAGGTACGTGGGGGCCAGTAGTAACTGCCCCGCTAAACGTAGTTCAGGATACTGCCAATCAGGGCATCCGAGTCAGCATTGCCGGCGTGTTCCTAGTTACTGTACGTCTTGCGGCGACTTTCACAGCTTCAACCGCTAACACTACACGTGACCTTCAGTTTCGATTTTTTGACGAAACCGATAACGTGCCCATTGGCGATTTGGGCTCCATTTCTGTAGTAAAGGATCAAGATTCCGTATCCGGTACGGGTACAGTTATGGTGGAGTTCGGGGTGTCTCTAGTAGGGAAGCTGGTAGTTCTTCAGATATCAGCTTCAGTCAATTTCGCCG